ACGCTACGGCGTTTCCCGGGGCGCGGTTCAGGGCTGGGAAAAACGTGGGCTGAATCGAGCCTGGACGTGGGAGAAAATTGAAGAGTGGCGCGCAGTTCACTCCGCAGGCCGCGTGGTGATTCCACCGGCAAAACCGGCAACGCCAGATCTTGCCCCCGCTTCTGCGCCGAAGGTTGAAAAACTGACAGCCGAAGCTGTGATTTCACAGGCCGCAGGCTTTCAAGAAACCCGGACTGCCAAGTTAAGGAAAGAGATCGAACGCCTCGATCTCATCATCCAGCGGGAGAAAGGAGAGTTGGTGCTCGCCGACGAAATGCGCGAAACCGCGACCCGCGTGGTGGCAGTCTGGTGCTCGGAACTGGATGCGCTGGTGGGTGACCTGCCGGGACAACTTGCCGGACTGACAGAGGCGGAGATTCAACCGAAGCTTCGGGGCCGAATTGAGCTTTTGAAGGCGAACGCACGGGAGGGGTTTTCCAGCCTGTGAACCCGATTGCTGACGGTTCATGCTTGGGCGTGCGGCTGGCCTACACCGGCGACCCGCTAGACTGGATGGAGCAAAACGTGCGGTTCCCGCACAGCTCCCGTTCCACTCATTTTGACCGCTCAACCGCTCCTTGGTGGAACGCGGTTTTTGCAGATTTTGCCGACCCCTCCTGCCGGCAGACCTTCGTGCAGGCGTGCACCGGCGCAGGCAAATCCACCGCACTGGAGGCGCTGGTGTGCTGGGCCGTAGCGCAGCAACCGGGGCCGATGCTTTCCATCACGCAGACAGATGCGACCAGCGCCGAGTGGATGGCAACCAGGCTCAAGCCTGTAATTTCAGCCTGCGAACCGCTGCGGGGATTGATGCCAAAGGATAGGCATCACACAAAGAAGGACGGCATTTACTTTCCCCATATGCCCTTGATGCTCGGAGGCGCGAACACTTCCAACGCTCAAGAAAAGTCCGTGCAGGTGCTTTTTCTTGACGAGTGCTGGCAATACAGCGACCTCATCACGCAGTTCAAAAAGAGACTTCACGACAGGTGGAACGGCTACGCTCTTCTGACTTCCCAGAGCTTTGAGGAACCGCACCAGCTGACCGAGGAATGGAGGTCCGGCGAAGAGTTCCAGTGGTGCCATTCCTGCCCAAACTGTGAGCAGTGGGTTAAGCCCGCTTGGGTTGACATCAAATATGACGAGGCCAAGAACGAAAACGGCGAGTGGAACTGGGGCGCGCTTGTCAAAACTGTCCGGCATGAGTGTCCACACTGTGCGCACGTCACGCCAGACACGACCGCAGCTCGGAGGGCACTGACGCAGCGCAGCGAGTGGCGCAGCGAGGGCAACGATCACGTGGAAGGCTACCGATCCCGGCGCGTTTCTGCGCAGTCCGTCTACTGGATTCGATGGGCAGATCTCGTCATCCAATGGTGCCAGGCTACCGACGCTAGGCACCTCGGCGTTCTCCAGCCGACCAAGGATTTCAAAATGCAGCGGCTGGCCGAGCCTTGGAAACAGGAGGAGGAACTCCCGGCGCTGGAACTCGAGGCGTCGGAGTACTGGGTCAACGAATGGCAGGACGGGCGACCAATGCCGGACGAAGCGGCAAGGATAATGACCGTTGACTGTCAGCAGGACCACTACTGGGGCATCGTCCGGGTGTGGTTAAAAAACGGGCACAGTCGGCTCCTTTGGGCTGGCAAAATCCTGACCGTGGACCAGCTCCGCGAGATTCAGACGCGGCTAAAAATCCCCGACAAGCGCACATTGCTGGACGCAGGCAATTCGTTTCACGGGCGAGTTTATGACACCTGCGCCCGCTACGGGTGGACGGCTTTAATTGGCCGCGCAGAGGATCACTTCACCGTTAAAGGCCCAGACGGCAAACCCATTCGACGGTATTACTCCGCCCCTGATCGCGTCGTGGCTCCTACGACTCGAGACGCTGCCGGGAGGCGCATCTTCGTCACTTTCTTCTATTGGTCGTCCGATCCCATCAAAGACATCCTAGCGAACCTTCGCAACACGGGTTCGCCGGTCTGGGAGTTTCCGCAGGACGCACCTCCCGAGTACGTGCGACACCTCAACTCTGAACGCAAAAGGGCAACGGTGGACAAAAGGACCAAGAAGACCCGGCTGCGCTGGACCGCAACCACACGCGCGAATCATATGTGGGACGCCGAGGCCATGAATGTGCTCGCGGCGCAGATTCTCGGCATTTTGCCAGATATGGTTTCGACAGCGCCAGAGGTTGACGAACCCACCGCTAAAGAGTAACGTGACGACTCAACCATCAACATCAGACGGATGTGCGAATGGTGGAACCCGGAAGGAACCCCGTCCCTGAGTGGGGGCGGGGTTTTCCTTGTCCCGATTCCGTTAGATAGATGGCTCCCGATCAAAGACTCCTGCTCCAAGTGTTCCTGACTCGGGATGTTGCCGAGCTTCGTGCCATCGTGTCGCAAAAATTCGACCTCGTTGCCGCTGGCAAAAGCTCGCTCGTTTCGTCTTCCATCGACGGAGCTTCTTTCTCGTTTAACGTCAACGGCACCCTTAGCCCGCTTGACGTTATGATGCTCGCGCAGATGGCGCTTAACTACAAAGCCGCAGGCATTTCCGCGCCGGTGCGCAGGACGCAGGCTTACTTTCTATGAGCCTTTTCGACCGCATCAAAAAACTGGCCGGGTTTGGAACTCCCAAACCTCAAGCCGCTTACGACTCTTACCGTCGGCAACGACTGATTGAAGGCGGCGTTTGGGGTGAGCCGTATTGGAGGACGCACACTCAAAGCATCTCCAAAGAGTTGAATGTTTCAGAGTGGCGAACGCTTAATTCTGCGGCGCGCAAGCTCTACTGGAACAATGGACTCGTAAACAGCGCGATAGATCAAAAGTCTATGCTATCCGTAGGGATGGCGATGCGTCCCATATTTACAGGCGCAGACAAAGAATGGGGAAAACACGCCGAGGCGATACTTCTGGACTGGTTCCAGATTGCGTACCTCGACGGGAAAAGCTGGTGGGAAGGGCTGCGGCTCGAGTCCACTGCCATCGACCGTGAAGGCGATCTGCTCACGATCCTCACGACTGCCGCGAGCGGTTATCCGCAGTTGCAACAGGTGCCCTGGCACCAGATCGGAAGTCGAATTGATGACGGCATCATTCAGTCTGGCCGTTACCGTGGCCTGCGAATTTACAACGGCGTCATTCTCTCGCGCACCAACCGCGCTGTGGCCTACCGCGTGCTTGGAGAAGCTCTGGATGGATCAGAAGACAGAGACATTCCGGTGCAATCCTGCATGTTGACAATGGACCCACGCGAGGTGGACCAGGTACGCGGTATTTCGGCATTCGCACCGGCAATTCGGGATTTGTTAAGCCTCAAAGACCTCGGCGACGACATTCAGTCTGCGTCCCGTATGGCCGCCAAAATCGGACTACTGGTGACCAATCAGCAAGGCATGGCTGACGCCAGCGATGCGTACCAAGCGTTGTCTGACAACGTCATTCCAAATTGTGCGCCTGGGCTACGGATTACGCCAATGGCTGGAGGCCGGATTGAGTATTTGCAAGCCAATGCCGGAGAAGCCATCGAACAGATCGACGCCAAAATCCCGACCGAGGCACAGGACCGCTTGCAGGAGCGACTCATCCGCAACGCACTTCTAGCCGCTCAATGGCCGCCGGAATTTGGATGGGACATGAGCAAGCTGGGCGGTGCTTCTGCTCGCATTGTCCTCGAGCAGGTCAACCGCATCACCTCCGAGCGTCACGCCTACCTCGCCGCATTCTGCAAGCGCCGGTGCGCGTTTGCCGTCGCGAAATTTGTGGAACTTGGGATGCTGCCTCCGTACACAGGCGCGGACAAAGACCGTGGCGGCGCGTATCAATTCCGATTCACGGAACCCGCCAGACTCACAGCGGATTCCGGCTACGCTTCCCGTGACGCAATCGAGGCTTACCGCGCCGGGATGCGCAGCATGACCGACATTCTTGCGTCGGGCTCCAAGACCTTAGAGGAGCACCTCGACGAGGTGGAGCGGGAGGAACTTGAAATCAAAAAGCGCGTCGAACGCTCGGGCCTGACCCGCGATGTCTTTGGCTTGCTCACCCCCAACGGCAACCCCGTTACATCCGTGCCAACCGAATGAAATTTCAACGCGTAATCGAACAGGTTTTTTACCGCCCATGGCTCATTACTCCGGGCGGCTACGCAGCCGTCCGCAAGCTGGTGGAGGCGCGGCTGGTGCGCGCCAACGGCGACGAGTACGAAGGCCCGATGGGGATGAAATCCCAACGCGAGCCGATGGAAATCGACGGGCAGGGAATCGCGCATATTTGCATTGAAGGCACTCTCGCCAAGGGCATCAGCGCAATCGAAGCGTGCTGCGGCGTGTGGGATTACGAGTGGGTTGCGGAAGACCTCGAGTCAGCCATGGAGGCCAACGTGCGCGGCGTGCTCCTCGAGATCAACTCGCCCGGTGGCAGTTGCTCGGGGTGCTCCGAGATCACCGACCTGATTCAGTTCCTGAAAGTCCCAATCGTGGCCTATTCCGACGACACCGCTTGCTCCGCTGCGTACAACATCGCGGTGAGTTGCGACAAAGTCTACGGCTCCGTGGGTTCAACCTGGGGCTCCATTGGAACGATCATCCCGTGGGTGGATCAGTCCGCCATGTACGAGGAGGAGGGCTTGCGTTGGGATCCCATCACTTCAGGCCCGCTTAAAGGCGCAGGCATGGGACCATCGCTGACTCCCGCGCAGCGCGCCAGTCTTCAGCAGCTCGTTGACGACTCATTCGCGCAGTTTCGCGACAACGTCCTCCGCAACCGGCTGGTGGCCGACGAGTATATGACGGGCGCGGCCTATTTGGCACCTCGCGCAAAAGCCGCAAATTTGATTGACGGTGTAGGAAATCAGGAGCTTGCGTATTCGCAGTTGCTTGGTATGGTGGGCGCGTAGTTGTTCATCGTTTTTTGGGTGGCCCTCCGGGTGTTGTTCCCCGGAGGGCTTTTTCTTGTCCCGGGGGCTAGTGGTATATGGAGTTTCCATCGACCCTCACCGACGCGCTGGCCGCGTTGTCTGCCGCACAGGCCGACCTCGCCGCGCTTAACGCGCTGACCGCCGAGCACTCGGCAGTTGTCGCCAACTTTGAAGCATTGAAGGCTCGCAGCGCCGAATTGTCCGCTGCACTGGACCTCGCAAACGCTAACAACCGCGACCTTGCTGCGGCGCTCGACGCGATGAAAGCTTCCGAAACTGACGCGGCTGCAAAGGCCAACGCCATTGTCGCCAACCTGGGCGTGGCTCCCGTCGCCATCGTCTCCGAACAAGTTTCTGCCACTAAAACGGTTTCCGAGCTTTGGGCTGAATACAACAGACTGCCCATTGAAGCTCGCAATGAATTTTACGCACAGCACAAAGCTGTGTTGAAGCTCAGCTAGTTAAACCCCACACACACATAACATTATGTCCAATACCATCGCGGGGGTGAACCTCGCTGCCATCGCTCAGGAAAGCCTCCCCGCGCTTCAGCATCTTTTTGCTCCGCTGAACGGCATAACGGTAGATTTCTCTTCCGACATCTCTGCCGCAGGTGCTTCCGTAACAACCCGCTACCCTGTCCGCCCGACTGCGGTGGATTTGTCCAGTGGGTATAGCCCACAAGGCGTTGAAACGGTTGCCAAGACCATCACGCTTTCCAACTTCTACGGGTTCCCCTACGGGTTCACCGATTTGGAGCGTTCCAAATCCGCGATTGACCTCAATCAGCTTTTCGTTGAACCCGCCATGCAGGCGACCGGCGCAAAGGTGTTTTCTGACCTGTGGAATCTGGTTACCTCCAGCAATTTCAATAGCGTCGGCATCAACGCCGGAAACTTCAACCGCGACGATCTTGCTGATCTCCGCGCCACGCTGAACGCTGCTGGCGCTCCTCAGATGGGCCGCGCTGTTGTGCTGAATCCGACCTACTTCGCCAGCTTGGTGAAGAGCTTGAACACCGCAGAGTTTCCGGGCTTTATCCGCGAGAAGACTGAGGGCTTCATTCCCCGCGTTGCTGGGTTTGACGTTTATGAGTCTGACCTTGCTGACGCAAACGGTCAGGGCTTGGGTGGTTTTGCGTTTCACAAGTCGGCGCTCCTCATGGCTGCCCGCCGCGTTGACGCTTCCGGCGCACAACAGATGGGCACCGAAGTGGCTGACGTGGTTGTGCCTGGGTTGAACCTGCCGATCCAATTCCGCCGTTTCTACGACAACCTCGGCGGTTCTTTGAACTACGTCATGGGAGTCCTATACGGCGTGCAGGCTGGCCGCACTGAGATGGGCATCCGCATCGTTGCTGAATAGTCTGCCGAGCAATCCTCCTAAAATACGGGGCGGGTGGCAATTCCGCTGCCCGCCCTGTTGTGTATCCGATTATGTCAAAACCGATCACGATTATCCTTCAAGGGCAGGAAATTCTTGCCAGTTTCACGGATTACGATTCCGCCGTCCGCGAGTTTCGCGCATTAAGTCCCGACAAAGGAGAGCTTTCGCTTCATGTTCTTAATCGGCCAGACCGCAAAAAAGGGCGTCCACTTGTCGTTCAAAACGTGCAGCCAGCTCCGCGTCCAGCACCTAAGCGCAATAAAGAAAGCCTTCTCTAAATGTCTGACTGGCGCGACATAACCGCAACCGCACTGGACGACGCACTCGGCTATATGCAGGCCGACAGCGTCACCTACCAGGGTGTGACCGTGTTTTCCGTCGCCAGCGAACGCGAAAGTCAGACACTTGCCATTGGTGGTTTCGAGTCGCATTTCGCCGGATCTGTTCGCATGGCAAAGGCCGGGTTCCCGCAGCCGGTGAAGGGCACCAAAATCTCGGTGAACGGCACAGAACGCAGGATTGGCGACATCGCCGAGGATCCCATTTCGTGGACACTTTACCTGGAGGATGTGTCACGATGATCGACCTTCTGACCTGCGAAGTGATCCGCGACGAGATTGCGCCGGACTTTCCCGGCACGTACATCGGCCTACCTCACGATGGCGAGTCAATTACGATGCCATGCATCCTGCTCGACATTCGCGGGGACGCACTGGTGGGAGGCCCGCTCCAACGTGGCGCGCTGACTGTGGCCGTAATGAGCCAGGCTGACGACTCCACGGTCGCCGAGCACATCGAGCTGGTGCAGGAGGTGACAACGGCGATTAAGGGTGTCACCGGCAGCGGTTCTGCCATTCAGATTTACGGAGTGGTTGCGACATCGTCGGAAGCGCAAAATACCGAACGTCACTGGATTACCAATTTGCAGTTCACCTTGGGCTACGGCCCGCAACCTTAAAAAGTCATGGCTACGTTTGGAGTTACCTCAACATTCGGCATCACGCCACCCACCGGCAGTTTTACCCAAAGCTCTGAAAGGACTGTGGAAGTGGAAACCGCCACAATTAAAGGCACTACTGGCCGCGTGGTTGTTGCGCAGGCCAAGCCGCGCACCAAAACAACGGTGACGGTGCGGTCAAAAGGCGAAACCGGGCTTTCGTCGATTTCAGTTGCCGACTTTTCCAGTCTGACGATCACGTCCTCCAAATACAGCGAAACTAACGACGATTTTGCAACGCAGGAAACCGTTGGAACCCTTTTTGAATAACCATATGGCTACGTTTGGAATTTCTTCAATCACTGGGACTTTGGTGGAAGCCGTGGACGTTACGCTCGCGGGAGAAACCAAAGAACTCATCAATGCTGACGGCACACATTCTGCGGCTCGCATTGTGGACACTCAGTTTTCGTTTTCCGTAAAAGGCAAAGGCGATTTGCCAACCGTCACGATTGGCGGCAGTGCGGGCGAGCCTGATGGCGTTACCGGCAAAGTGATTATCACGAAGATCACCGAGTCGCAAACCAACGAGGACTGGAACGCCTTTAGTTACGACGGCGTCGCCTATCCGGCCGCAACCTAACGCGCACAAGCGCATCCGATTATGTCACACCTAAAATCTGGAATGCGGATTGACTACATCCGCGACAATCTCCCGCCGCTCAAGTCACCAAACACTGATCTCATCGGTGCGTGGCTTGCGGTCGGGGGGCAACTTCTCGACGAGGAAAATTTCCACGACACCGTTGAGGAAACCGCTGACGGCATCAAGCGGCAGGTGGTTTGGAGTGTCAAAGGCGACGTGCTCGCAACCGTTGGCGACGAGCAAGTGACCTTTGAGGAGTTTCGGCGGCGTTGGCTTTCCGACGAGTGGCGCGCAGCCAACCCGCTGCACTGGATCACGATCCAACGGGCGCAGCGTGATTTTACCGTGCAACTCAAGACGTGGTTGCAGACGCAAAAACCGTGCGCATTGATCCGCAAAGGCAAGCGCGTTGCTGTTATTCACCCTGACCTCCCAGAGGACAAAAAAGCCAAACTGCTCGCCGCGCTATGAGCTTTCTCGCCGGACAAATTGAAATCGAGGGAATCAAGCTGCGTGCGTTTTCGCTGCGCAGCAGACTCAACTGCATGGCACTTGGGCTGACGTTGTTCACGGAAACCGAAGGCGCGGAACTGTCGCCACTCCAAATCGAAGAGCAAATCCTCGCTCTGGCGTGGGAGCGGTCGCAGCCGGTGCCAGTGGTGCGCAAAGCGATTGACGCGGGCACGGCTTGGGACGCGATCCATGACTTCGCCGATTCGCTACCGCTCGCCGCGCTGCCGCAGTTGGTCGCCGAAATCAACCGCGTGGCGGCAGAAATCAAATCGCAGGCAGTTGAAGTGGTGCCGCGTCCCGGCGGGGAAGACAAAGACGCGCCGGGAAACTAGTTGGGCCAACGTGGGAAGCTGCATTGATACTCACGTTGGCCGATAAAACAGGATGGACCGAAGACGCAATTCTGGATCTCCCAATGCCGCGTGCGCTGGCGTATTACCACGCCGCGTTGTGGGCGGCTGGGGCGTGGACTGTGCGACAAGGGCCTGCACCGACCGAGCAGCTTTCTAGGCTGTTGGAATTTTGCCAAAATGATCTCCCTGAAACTGAATGAAGCGCAGGCCGAATGGGGTGCGGCTACCTTGGCACGGATTGCCGAAGGCGTCGCAACCGGCGGGCTTGCATTGCCAGAACTGATGGCCGTTTCATTCGCAGAATATTTAACCACGGTGCAGGGGCTCACGCCGCCCGCCAAAGGTGCGCGGGTTGTCGGCTCGGTGGATTTGAGCCGAGGGAAAGCCGCAATCAACGTGGACCTCGGGCGCGCTTTTGTGGTGGCGACCAAAGGAGTCGCGGGCAGCGTTGGACTCGGAAAGGCTGAACGGTTTGTCAGTCGTAAAACCGCTAGGCAATTAGCGCGAGTCACAACTAGCGCACGGGCGCGTTTTCTTGGCCGTGCTGCGGTGCAAAAGGCCAAAAAGGAGATCCTAAGCGCAGCCGACAACGACCCGATGAGTTGGTACGAGCGGCAACGTCGGAACGGGCGGTTTGTGGGCCGAGTTAAAATGGAGGTCGACACGACCGGGCTGGAGAATATCCGCAAGTCGCTGCATTCCCGTGTCGGCTACCTTTTGAGCGGCTGGAACGCCGCAGCGGCTCGTTTTAAGGTGCCTGCCCCGAGTTGGGTATCTGGCAAAGGCGGGCGCGGCATGGTGGCCGTAGAGCGCACGTCGTCACGGCTAGACATCCGCGCAGCTAACCAAGTGAACTACGCTGGCGGCATCCCGGGGATGCAGCGGCGCATCAACGCGGCGGGCGAAATTATGGCAAAGCGCATGGAGCGCCGCGCTGCCAAAGCCGCAGAGAAAGCAATGCAGGACCAAATAGACAAATGAGCGCAACCGCACAACTAG